GCCTCGTGGTTGCCCGCGGCCCGGCGATCGTCTCCAAGGCGGCGCTCGCCTTCGACGCCTCCGTCGATGACGCGGCCAAGACGGCCGTCAAGCACGCCGAGCTGAGCTCTGCCGGCATCGTGCCACGCGACACCGCCTGATCCACGCTCGTCAGACCCAACCCGTCACCGGCTCCGAGGCGTCCGCCTTCGGGGCCTTTTTCATGCCCGTCACATCCCAAGGAGACCCGACATCATGGTCGCCATGATCAACCCGTTCGACGCGGGCGGCTACTCGCTCGCCGAGATGACCCAGGCCATCAACATCCTGCCCAACGTCTACACCCGGCTCGGGCAGATGGGCCTGTTCCGCTTCGAGGGCGTAACCCAGCGCTCCGTCGTCATCGAGCAGGCCGAGGGCGTGCTCAACCTCCTGCCGACCGTGCCGCTCGGCGGCCCCGCCACCGTCGCCAATCGCGACACGCGCTCCATGCGCTCCTTCACCGTGCCGTGGATCCCCCACGACGACGTGATCACGCCGCAGGACATCCAGGGCGTGCGCGGCTTCGGCGTCGCCGACGCCGCCGATCCGCTCGCCACCGTCATGGAGCGCAAGCTCACCCGCATGCGGGTCAAACACGCCCAGACGCGCGAGTACATGGAGGTCAACGCGCTGCGCGGCATCGTCAAGGACGGCGCCGGCACGACGCTCTACAACTACTTCACCGAGTTCGGCCTCACGCAGCTGGAGACGGACTTCGTGCTCGGCACCGCCGGCACCCAGGTCCAGGGCAAGGTGCGCGACGTTCTGCGCAAAGTCGAGACCGAGCTCAAGGGCGAGACCATGACCGGTGTGCTCGCTCTCGTCAGCCCTGAGTTCTTCGACAAGCTGATCGGTCATGCCAAGGTCGAGGAGGCCTACAAGTACTTTTCCTCGACCGGGGCGCAGCCGCTGCGCGAGGACACCCGCCGGCGCTTTCCCTTCGCCGGCATCGTATTCGAGGAGTACAACGCCACCGTCACGCTCTCGACAGGCGCCACCGAGACGCTGATCCCGGCCGGCGAGGGCATCGCCTTTCCGCTCGGCACCCTCGACACCTTCGTCACCTACGGCGCGCCGGCGAACCTGATCGAGACGGTCAACACGGTCGGACTTCCGATCTACGCGCGGCAGATCGCGCGACCTGACGGCAGCGCCATCGAGGTCAAGACCGAGGCATCGATCCTGCCGATCAACAAGCGGCCGCGTCTCGCCGTGCGCATCTTCTCCAGCAACTGAGCATGAGCATCTTCGCAGAGGCGATCGACGACCTCTTCGCCGATCCCAATCTCGCGCGGGATGCCATCTGGCGGGCAGGCGGCACGGGCGCGCCGGTGACCGTCCGGATTGTCTTGCGACAGCCGGATCGTGTCGAGCGCTTCGGCGAGACGCGCATCTGGAGCGAAAGCGTCATTGGCGATGTGCGAACGCACGATGCCCCGAGCCTAGCGGAAGCGGATGCCTTCGAAATCGACGGCGCGATTTACGTCGTCCAGGGAGAGCCCGTGCGCGACAGCGAACGCCTTGTCTGGACCGTCGAGCTGAGACCGGTATGAGGCTGTCCGCGACCATCATCGGTGACCTTGGTCGCATCATGGCCGAGGAGGTCAAGGCGGCCGAAAAGGCTGTCACAGCCGGTGTCGGTGAGGCGGCGGAGGGACTCAAGACCGAGCTCAGAACGCAGATCACCAATGCGGGGCTCGGCCCTCGGCTGGCGCGCACCTGGCGGTCCGAGACCTTCCCCAAGGGCCAGAACAGCATCCGGGCGGCGGGACTCGTCTGGTCGAAGGCGCCGGGCATCATTCGCATTTACGAAGACGGCGCCACCATCCGGTCGACCAAGGGTTTCTTCCTGGCCATTCCGACCGCTGCTGCCGGACGCTTCGGCGACGGTGGCCGCAAGATTACGCCCGGCGGATGGGAACGGCGTACCGGGCAGCGGCTGCGCTTCGTCTACCGGCGCAACGCTGCGTCTCTGCTCGTCGCCGACAACATGCGGGCGCGGACGGGGAAGCGGGGCGGATACGCCAGAGCCAGTGCCGCCGCTGTGCGCAGCGGGCGCGGCTTGGTGACCGTGCCGATCTTCATTCTGGTGCCGCAGGTGACATTCAGGAAGCGGCTCGATGTCGCCTCCGCCGCGAACAGTTGGCAGGAGCGGCTGCCCGGCCTGGTCGTCCGCAACTGGGTCGACGGGCGGTAGCCCCGTCTTCGCCTTCTTCGCATCCCGGTGCATGTGCGCGCCGCATTCTGTGCGACGAGATCACCTGGATTGGCCCCAAGCCTGAGGAAAACCAGTGTCCAGCCGTCGTGAAGCCATCCTCGGCGCCCTCTTCCAGACGCTCGACACCGCGTTAGCCGCGAACCTGCGTCGCAACGAGGTGCTGCCCGAGAAGGTGCCGGCAGCCGGTCTCGTCATTCTGCGCGACGGCGATCCGGGAGAGCCGGACGTGACGCTCAATCCGCGCACGGAGTTCTACGCCCACCGTGTCGAGATCGAGGTCTATGTGCCCCGCGATCCGACGGGCGGAGGCGAAACGGCGCTCGACACGCTGCTCGCATCGATCGGAATGGCGCTCAGAATCGATCCCTCCCTCGGCGGTCTCGCCGAGAACCTGACGCCATCGGCGCCCGAAACCGAAGCGCTGGCAATAGAGGGCGCGGCCCCGATCCTGACCGCCCGGCTCATTGTCACGGTCGAGTACCTGGTGAGCGATCCGCTCGCCCACTGACGCTTCCAGCTCAAGGAGTTCCACATGCCCAAGGTGCGCGCCTACGGCGCGGACGCCACGCTGAAGGCTTGCCGCGAGGCGAGCTACGGGGTGGCTCCGCTGGCCGGTTATCGAAGCCTGGACTTCAAGTCGACGGACCTGTCTTCGGCGCAGCCGCTCGGCGACGACCCGCTTCTGGGGCGGGGACGCAATGCGCAGGATCCCTACCGCGGCCTCATCACCGATGAGGGGCAGATCGATATCCCGTTCGATCTGCGCGGTACCGGCTTTTGGCTGACCGGCCTGTTCGGCGATCCTGTGACGACGCCGGTCAAGGCGTCGGGCTCGATCGCCTTCGCCGCCAATCCCTCCCCCGGGGCGACCATCACACTGGGTAGCACGGTCTGGACGTTCGTCTCCGGGACGCCATCGGGCGACGAGACGGAAATCCAGGCGACGGTCACTCAGACCCTCGATCAACTGGTCAGCGATCTGAATGCCTCTGCCGATGTCGAGGTGGCGAAATGTACCTATTCCCGGCCGACGAGCACCCAGACGCTCGTGATCGTGTTCGACACGGCCGGCCCGACTGGCAACAGCTTCACCCTTGCAGCATCGGCGGCGAGCGCGTCCGGCCCGACGCTGACCGGTGGCGGCTATGCCCATGTCTGGGAAAGCGGCGCCGACGACATCCCGAGCTACACGATCGAGATTGGCCACCCGAAGCTCACGACCCCGGTCTTCTTCCGCCATCTCGGCACGGTGATGGAGAGCCTCAATTTCGAGATGGGCCAGGAGGGGCCTGCCAACGCTCGCCTCCAGCTCGTGGCGCAGGGCGAGGAACGCTTCGCGGCCACAGTCGACGCCAGTCCGGAGGCCTTTTCGCTGCGCCGCTTCAGCCAGGGACGCGGCTTCATCCGGCGTGGTGGCCAGCCGCTCGCGGGCGTCACCGGCGGCAGTCTGACTTTCTCGAACAACCTCGAACGGGTGCGAGTGATCCGCGAGGACGGAAAGATCGAAGCGGCGGACCCCACCTTCGCGTCCGCCGAAGGCTCGATGTCGGTGCGGTTCGATGGCGCGACGCTGGTCGCCGAGGCCGCCAATGGCGATCCCGTCGCACTCGATTACGGCTTCACCTTCCCCGAGGGCTATGCGCTGCGGTTCGAGCTGCCGCGCGTCTTCCTGCCCAAACCCAAATACGCCGTCTCCGGCCCCGGCGGGGTCGAGGCAAGTTTCGACTGGCGCGCCGCCTTCGACGACAGCGAGGGCACGATGCTGCGCGCGCATCTCCTGAACGACGTCACCAGCTACACGTGAGGCTTAATCCATGATCCGTCTCGATCTCTCCCGCGAGCCGCGCTGGCTCGATCTCGGCCACGGTGTGCGCCTGCACGTCGGTCCGCTCACGACATCCCTGATGGCGGCGGCGCGCAGCGATCCGACCGTCACCAGCCTGCCCGAAGGGGCATCGAACGAAACCATCGCGGTCGCCATGGCCAAGGCGCTGGCGCGGCTCGTGGTCGAGGACTGGGAGGGCGTCGGTGATGCGGACGGCAATCCCGTGCCGGTCACGCCGGAAGGGATCGATGCGCTGCTCGACATCCTGCCGCTCTTCGAAGCCTTCCAGCTGTGCTACGTCTCGAAGGGTCTGCTGCTGGAAGCGGAAAAAAACGGCTCCGCGCCCTTGCCGAATGGCATTTCAGCGGGGGCGACCAGTATTGCCGATCCTGCCGGGGCACTTGTGCCGAGTGCCCAGCCGTCCTGAACCGTCCCCATACCCTCGAAGGCTGGCAGGTCTGGGATCTGGCCTTGCGGCTCACCGGCCAGTTGCGCGCCATCCCCGGCGCAGTCCTGGGGCTCGACATGACAGCGGCCCTCGCGATCGCCGAGGCGCTCGGGCTCAACACACTCATCTGCGCGGAGCTGTTGCCGGACATCGAGGCAATGATGGTGCGCGGCCTCAATGCGCAAATGAAGGCTGAACACGATGGCTGAGAAAAGGGTGTCCGTGCGCCTTGCCGTCGTCGGCGGCCGCGAGGTTCGCGCCGAGCTGCAGGGCATCGGCGATGCGGGCGAACAGGGCATGCGCCGCCTGTCCCGCGAGATGGATGCAGCGAACACGCGCGTCGCCGCCTTCTATCGCCGGGTTCAGATAGCAGCGGCTGCTGCTGCAGCAGCGTTTGCAGCGGGTGCGGCGGCGATGATCCGCTCCGGCCTGCAGGTGATCGACAACCAAGCCAAGCTCGCGGCTTCGCTCGGCACGACGGTCGAGAGTATCCAGGTGCTGGAGCGCGCCGGTGATCTCGCCGGCGTCTCCATGGGCGAGATCGAACAGGCGACTATCCAGCTGACCCGGCGCCTGAGCCAGGCAGCAGCCGGAACCGGAGCCGCGGTCGGCGCGCTCGAACGTCTCAAGCTGACCTCTCAGGAACTGCAGCGCCTTCCCCTCGACCAGCGCATCGCCGCCATCCAGGAGGCTCTCGCCCGCTACGTGCCTGAGGCCGAGCGTGCGGCGGTTGCCTCCCAGCTCTTCGGCGATCGCGCCGCGCTCACCTTCCTGCGCATCGACACGGCGACGCTCAGGACGGCGACGCAGGACGTGCGGGACTTCGGGGTGGTGGTGTCGCAACAGGACGCGGCGCAGATCGAGCGCACCAATGACGCTCTCTCCCGGCTCGGACTGATCTGGCGTGGGGTCTCGAACCAGCTGGCGGTCGCCGCAGCGCCCGCCTTGGAAGCCGTTGCGGACGCGCTCGCTGCCATGGCGCGCGCCACCGGGCCGCTCGGGCAGGCCATTCGGCTTCTGTTCGACAATCTTGGACGACTAGCCTCGATCGCCGCCGCCTTTGTCGGGCTGATGGCCGGGCGCTTCGTCGCCAGCATGGTGGTGGCTGCGGTGTCGGTCCGTGGTCTTGCCACCGCGCTGGTCTTCCTGCGCGGCGCGATTATTCGCACCGGGATTGGCGTGCTGGTCGTGGCGGCGGG